TAGAGTACAAGAAGAAGTCTACTGGAGAAGCTATTGCGGCTCCACGATGGGTGCATCAACTATCTAAGTCACAGCCACAATTTGTTACTGTCAGTTATTTGGTTGATAGCCTTCTATTCTTTGGGCAAGCCTTCTTAGAAGTTACAGAGACTTATCAGGAAGATAATCGCCCTGCATCTTTCGAGTGGGTTGCTAACACTCGCATTACTTTTGATCTTGATGTAACTAACACATTTGTAACACAATATTATGTCGATGGATCACCACGCCCGATGTCTGGTCTTGGATCTCTAGTTACATTCCAAGCATTCAACGAAGGCGTACTTACAACAGGTGCAAGAACAATTCAAGCAGCTATCGACATCCAGAAGGCTGCTGCTGTAGCTGCTCAAACTCCGATGGCTACTACAGTGCTAAAAAATACAGGGGCAGATCTTCCACCTGCGGAAGTTCAAGGCTTACTAGCTTCATGGAAGTCCGCTCGTCAGAATCGATCCACTGCATATTTGACTTCTACTTTAGAAGCCCAGAATATTGGTTTTAGTCCTAAAGACATGATGTACAACGAAGCAATCCAGAATCTTGCAACTGAGATTAGCCGATTGTGCGGCATCCCTGCTTACTACTTGTCAGCAGACCTCAACACATCTATGACATACGCAAACATCATAGATGAAAGAAAACAATTAGTAGCACTAGCGTTCCAGCCATACATCTCTGCAATCGAGCAGCGTTTAAGCATGGATGATATATCTACTGCTGGTCACTATGTAAAGTTCGATTTAGATTCTACATTCTTGCGCGTTGAACCTATGGAGCGATTGCTAGTTATAGAAAAGATGCTTTCACTTGGTTTAATTACAATCGAACAAGCTATGCAGATGGAAGATCTAACACCTAATGGAAGCGAAGGCTAATGGAAAACTTATACATTGAAGCCACAATGATTGAGTGCAACGAAGAAAAGCGCGAAATCACCGGCAAGATAGTGCCCTTTGGTAATGATGAAATTGGCAGCACCAATCTTGGATCTTATGCATTTGAGGCAGGATCTATTGAGATTGCAGACCCAACAAAGATTAAGCTCTTATCACAGCATGACATGAAGAAGCCTGTTGGTCGCATGATCTCAGCTGAACAAAAAGAAGATGGCATTTATGCAACCTTTAAGCTAAGCCGTTCACAGGCTGGCACAGATGCCCTCATCATGGCAAGCGAAAATTTGGTTTCAGGTTTAAGCATAGGCGCAGAGATCCTTGCATCTAAGCCATCACGCAACGGACACACAGTCGTAACAGCGGCTAAGTTAAAAGAAGTTTCTCTCGTAACAGAGCCAGCCTTTAAGTCTGCTCAGGTGCTAGAGATCGCAGCAGAGGAAGTTACCCCTGCTGAAGAAAACCCAACTACAGAAAGCGAGACAGCCGTGGAAGATACCACTTCAGCAGTCGAAGCAACACCTGCAGTAGAGGCAGCACCTGTCGAGGCTGCTCGCCCTACTGTAACAGCGATGTACTACACATCTCCAAGAATCGAAATCACAAAGCGTAACTACTTGGAGAACACACTAAAGGCTAACCTTTTTGGTGATGATGAATCTCGTCAATGGCTACGCGCTGCTGACAACGATCAGACAACAGGTGCAGGATTTATCCCAACACCACAAAGCACACAACTACTTAACTTCTTGTCTAACGCAGATCGCCCAATGATTGATTCAGTTTCTCGCGGAACAATGCCAGAATTTGGAAAAACATTTGAGTTGCCTAAGATTACTGAAGTGCCTCTAGTCGATCAGATCGATGAGAATGGTGCAGTTACAGATTCACAACTTGAAGCATCATTTATCACAGTCACAAAGAAATCATTTAAGGGTCGTGCAATCACTACTCTAGAATTGCTAACAAATTCAACACCTGCATTCCTAGACGAGCTTCTTGTACAGATGGAATACGCTTACGCAAAAGATACTGAAGAATTTGTAACAACTGCTATTCAAGGCGCAGGTACTCTTAACGCAACAGCACAGGCTAACTCAGCAACAGGTTTGCTAAGCTATGTTTCAAGCGCAGCAGCAGCAGTTTATTCTGCTTCACTTGGTTTTGCTCGCAACATGGTTGTCACACCAGAGCAGTGGGCTAACATCATGTCATACAATGATGCTGGTCGACCAATTTACATCGCTGCAAATCCTCAAAATAATGCAGGAGCACTTTCACCAACAAGCCTGCGCGGTAATGTTGCAGGTCTTGATCTTCGTGTATCTCGTTACATGAAGGGTTCTGGTGGAGTAGGAACAGCAGATTATTCAATGGCTGTTATTAACCCAGATGCTTACACATGGTACGAAGGTGCTCGTCAGCAGCTTCGTACTAATGTTAACTCAGACGGAACTGTAGACATTCTGCTATTCGGTCAGGGAGCACTTGCTACAAAGCTTGCAGCAGGCGCAAACTGGTTCAACCTAACCTGATAACTAGGTAACTAAGTCGCTCTGGGGAGTAGTAGCCCTCTACTCCCCAGAGTCTTTAGAAAGGAAACAAGATGGCTCTCACGACAGTAAGTGAATTACGCTCCACACTTGGAGTCGGCACCCTGTACACAGATGCCGTTTTGCAGGAAGTTTGTGACGCATCAGATGCAGTCCTACTGCCTATGCTTTGGACTAATAGTAATTATGCTGTGTCACATTCCAGCATTGTGGGTGAGGGAACGCTTTACTTTAATGAAGAACTTATAGACACTTATTATGTTGGGCAGACAGTTACAATAACTGGATGTGGTTCTTCTTTTAACGGATCAAAAGTTATCACAGCAGTTACACCTTACTCAATAACAATGGTTACAAATCATGCTGCCATCAAGCCAGTGCATCCTATTGCACCTTTTGGTAAAGTCACAGCAACAAATTACACAGACTGGACAACAGACACAGCAGTCCAGCAAGCATCTCTTATGATATCTGTTGAAATCTGGCAAGCGCGTACAGCCACCCTTTCAGGCAGTAACGCAGTCGATTTCCAGCCAAGCCCTTACCGAATGAGCGCACAGCTTCTCGCTAAGGTGCGAGGATTGATCGCTCACGCACTCGATCCGCGTTCGATGGTGGGCTGATGCCTGTTGCCGTCACTACTCTTAGAACCACTTTAGCAACTGCTCTAGTAGATAATGCCAAGTGGCAAACCTTTGCCTTTCCACCAGCAACAGTCCTTGCTAATTCTGTAATTGTGTCACCGGACGATCCGTATCTGACACCGACTAACAATCAGCACATTGGCATTAGCCCGATGGCTAACTTTAAGATTATTATGACTGTGCCTTTGTTTGATAATGAAGGAAACCTTAACGGCATAGAAGATACTGTTTGTAGCGTGTTCGCAAAGCTCGCAGCATCATCTTTGACCTATAATGTAAGCGCGATAAGCGCACCAAGTATTCTCAACGCTGCATCGGGAGACCTTCTCAGCTGCGAGATGTCCGTATCAATCCTAACGAGTTGGAGCTAAACATGTCCGAGTGGGAACAAGAAAACGCTGACTTCCTGAAGAAAATCGGGCAAGTAAGCACACCAGCACCAAAGCCAGCAACTACTAAGAAAGACGAGGAATAATCTCATGGCTGTATTTCTAAACAATAAAGTTGGCGTGAAGATTAACACTGTTGATCTTTCTGACCATGTCACAAGTATTACTCTGAATCGCACATTTGACGAATTGGAAGTCACAGCGATGGGTGACACAGCACACAAGTTCGTTAAGGGCTTGGAAGCATCATCTGTAACAATCGACTTCCTAAACGACACAGCATCAGCGAATGTATTGGCAACACTACAAGCTGCATGGGGTACAACAGTCACATGTGTATTCCTACAGGAAAAGGGAACAGCAGTATCTGCTACTAACCCTCTTTACACAGTCTCATTGCTAATCAATAACACTACAGACATCAATGGTGCTGTAGGCGATATGGCTACACAGTCAATCACATTCACTGCTAACTCAACAGTTGCAGTAGCCACAACAGGCACATTCTAAACAAACTATAAAGGGGCAAACTCATGGCAAAACTAAAGATAGTTCGTACAGATGGAAGCGTATTGGAAGGCGAGATCACTCCAGCAGTGGAGTACTCATTTGAGCAATACGCTAAAAAGGGCTTCCATAAGGCGTTCCGCGATGAAGAAAAGCAGAGCGATGTCTATTGGTTAGCATGGGAAGTAACACGCAGAGCAGGTGAATCTGTTAAGCCTTTCGGGATTGAGTTTATCGAGACACTTAAGAGTGTTGAGGTATTAGACTCTGACCCTTTAGCTTAAAGCGCGATCTTCCGTTCACCTATCTAATTGCTAGGCTAAGCATTAGATTGGGAATCGCGCCACAGCAGTTGTTGGATCTAGATAAGACCATGCTCGATGCATTAGTGCAAGGGCTCAAGGATGAAGCGAAAGAGGTGAGCGATGCCAGCAAGCGTAAAGGGCGGCGTTAAACTTCGCAAGGCTCTCCGTGCGTTCGCTCCAGATCTTGCTAAAGAAACTCAGAAGGAAATCGCTGGCGCTCTTAAGCCTATTACTAAAACGGCTAAAGGCTACTTCCCTGATGATGGTCAAGTGCTAAGCGGATGGCTCGCTAGGGAAAACTCTCAAGCTCGATTCCCTAGTTACAATGCTCGCATTGTTAAAGCTGGTGTTGGCTATAAAACTTCACCTTCTAAGCCTAATCGTAGAGGCTTTAGATCCCTTGCTCGCGTATTCAATAAGAGCGCAGCTGGAGCAATCTACGAGACCATGGGTCGCAAAAGTCCATCAAGTCGCTTTGTGCAAAATCAGCAGGATAAATATTCCTCACCGATGAAGGGTGATGGCAAGATGGAAGGTCGCGCCTTATTCCGCGCCTACGAAGAAAACAATGGCAAGGCTAGAGAAGCAGTATTGGCGGCTATTAAAAAAGCAGCAGATAGACTTAATGCAAGAGCGAGAGGCTAATCATGGCTAATGTATTGATTGATATTGCAGCGGAGTTCGTAGGCAATAAAGCCTTTAAGCAAGCTGATACCGCCACAGATAAACTTACCAAGAATGTCAAGAAACTAGCAGGTGCTTTTGGTTTAGCGTTTAGCACTACCGCAGTTTTGGCTTATGGCAAGGCAGCAGTCAAGGC